ACAGGCTGATATAGCCCCCTTAATGGTTCGGCTATACTTCTCCTTGGCGGCGATGTTTTCCTCAAGCCTTGTGATTCTGTCGCTAAGAATTTCTTCGTGATCCTTATTACCCTCCCATTTCTTCAACTGACGTTTCTTATCGTTCAAAGTCATGCGGTATTCACTCAGAAGCTTTTCGTTATAGCCGAGGTGCTTCTTATAAGTGGCTATGCGTTCGCCTAAAGCCGCATAGATTTCGTTGTTCAATTCGTTCAGCTTACTGGAGAAGTTTTCAGTAACTTCGCCGCAGAAGAAGAATCCTGAAAGGCTGCCGATTTTAACCTTCTTTCCCTCGTAATCCTTAATGATTTCGCCCAAAATGCTCATTTTCGTATACCTCCGTTTCTTTGATTAATTTGTTTATTTTTTTCGAAACCTCAATGGTATCATTAGTTGTCCAGTTTTTGTTGATAAAAAGTTCCTTAGATGTCATGCTCGGATATGATTCGCAAAGCTCTGCTGTTACATTTCCGTTAGGCTCAAATCTCAAGCTCAACGATGGCGCTCTCAGCATCTTCTGATCAGGAGTTAAATGAGCACTTACGAACGTACCTCTCCCAGTCGGTGAGGACAAACTCGTTAACGAAATCGCCATCCCTGACCTCTCACTAATCGCCTTGAGCTTACTCGCCATCATATGGAGTTCTATTAAGTCGATAGGGTTTAATTCTTTATTCATATATCTAAATCCTCCCATGGATCGTAGTCGATGCGCTTATTGTATCGGTCCTCTTCCTCAGCTTCCTTACGTCTGTTAGCCTCTCGATAAGTATTCAGATAAACATATCCGTCATGCTCTGCGAACACTTCCTCGATGTCTTCACCATCAATAAGTACTTCCTCGTCATCGTAACCTTTAGATTCTAATTCCTGAATCAATTCCTTAACTGTCATTTATTTTTTGCTCCTTTCGTGTTATAATGACAGTACCCTGTAATATGGGTACAAAAAAATAAAAAAATAAATGCTATCAGTAACCAAGAATTGAGCCTCTTCACGTCCGTGATGGGGTTCTTTTCTTTTACTCGTGGTCCTGATCTAAAAGCACATAGTCACCAATCAAGCCAACTGTCATGCATATTACTGATGCTGCAAAGTCTTTAGCGACCACTCCGAGCATCATTCCGATAAAAGCCATTAATGTAATCAGCATGACTATGACTTCCTCTTTTTTGCTTAACTTAATCATTCAATCCCCCCCCTTACTGCTCATAGTAGATATAGATATCTGCTTCCTGTCTGCCAAATCTGATGCATTCAGCTGGATCACCAAGGTATATATCAATGATTCCTGTTCCCATCCTCTGTGCCATTCGATCATGGACGTAGAAACGGCCGTAACCATCAATGTTAATCCACTTATGCCACAGATTCGGATCATTACTCGCTACCGTGAAACCTCTTTGCGGATATACCCCATCGGCACATGGTGAGCCAGTCCACTCATAGGCTGATAGCTTCTTGTGCTCGTAAAAGTAATAAGGCTTACTTTGTCGCTCCAGTTCTTCCATTGCCGCCTTTCGGTTTACTTCAAGCTGTGCCTTGATAGCCGTTACCGCTTCATCAAGCTTGGCTCTTGCGTTCCCCAAGTCAGGTGGACAGGCGGCCATCGTTAAAGCTATGATGAAGGCTAAAAATGATTGCATTTTCTTTTCTCCTTTCCTTAAATTTTAACGAAAAAGTAAAGCCCGATTTCTATAGATGGGATTTCTAATAGTTCGCTCCAATGTTCGATATCACTACGGCTGAACCCTGACTTATTGTTCAACTTTGCTGATACCGTAACCGTAGAAGACCCGAGTGCTTTCGTAAATGCTGAGATAGTCCCGAACTTCTCAACGATTCGCCCTCTTAGTTTACTATAGTCGTACATTTTGACCTCCTTTCTGTTTTCCTGTGGTTTTCGAGTTACATAAAAATTTTAAACTTTTTAATAAAGAAAATCAAGTAAAAGTTTATATTATTTTAACTTTTCCTTTGACTGTCTTATTTATGGAACAGATAAGGAAGCGACCATTAAGCCGCTCCCTTCAATAGGTTATTCAGTTTTTAGAAGTCAACCTCTGTGAAGTCGATGGTATCGTATCCGAGTAGGTCGCTGTTCTCCTTATCAGGGAAGTCATAGTAGATTCTAAGCTCAACCTGATATCTCTTGTTTTTTGAATCGTGCCATCTCTTAGCTTCCTTAATCGCTTCTGTTACGCTCTTGCCCTCGTATCTAAGCTCTTCCAGCTCAGTTGACTTGAGGTCGTGGCTGAGAGTGATATCCCAAACCTCAAAGCAAATCATCATCTTATCTCTGTTAATTCTCTCGTCATCCTCATAAGCAGCTCGAACGAGTAAGTCGATTAAGTATCTTGGAGCTTCAGCTGTGAACTTCTCCCAATTCTCAAGGGTTCTCGTTGGTATGCCGTACTTCTTGCCGAAAGCTGTGCGGTTAAGTCCTATTCTTTCTCTGGTATCCTGGATAATGTGCTTCATAGTTTCCTCTCTTTCTGCCGGAGTAAATCCGCTCCGGCTCGGTTGTTATTTTTTTAAGCTACCTTGACATAAAGTTTCTTAGCTAATCCGATAAAGCTGTCAACCTTATAAGTATAGGTTTTTGCTCTCTTTTTAGTAGTATCGAATACGAACTCGCAACCCTCTTCAGTAAAGTTGATTGAGCAGTTCTCATAAGCCTTCTTGATTGCCTTCTCAGCATCTTCCTCAGTTGCTTCCGGCTCTTCACCGATGATGTTATGGTTAAGTTCTGCTCTCTTGAATCCATTTGCCTTGATTTCCATCTCTGCAATCTGTCCAAGTTTCTTGGCCTGCTCGATGCTGTTCTCTTCATTAAGCATCCTGAGGATGAATCCCTCAAGGTGCTCCATGCTCTTATTGGAATCGTAGTTATAATATTCTGCGTATCTCATAAGAAGGTCGTATATCCATCTTTCAACTCTCTGCTTCTTTGCCAGCTCGATAATATCCTTCTTTGAAAACTCTGTAGCTTTCATTCCGTTTGCGTATACCTTCATATCTTTGTACCTCCTCTTTTCTTGACTTGTTTTCCTGTTCTGATATTATAATACACCTATTAGGTGAACAAGTCAACTACTTTTTCACCTATTTGGTTATTTTTTTATCAATTAAAAAAAAGCACCCACAACTCCCGAAAGAGTCATGAGTGCCTTTTTAAAAGAGAAGGGTATCTTATTTTAACTTGATGTAAATTCCTTTGCCCTGAGCGCATATCCATCCGCCGTCAGTCCTTGCCCAAATTTGAGACCCGATTTTTTTAACTTCTCGAACAGTTACCAACGTACCTTTTCGGTGACTACTCCTAATCGAACCGTTTACCGGAGCATTACGGAAATTAAGTGAGCTTGCAGTTATCTCATAAACAGCATCGATAACATAGCCGTAGGACACGCTAGAAGCCTCATTTAAGCCGTTTGACGTAGTAGGCTGAGGATTTGGAGCGGTCTTCAAGAAAAGCTCCCTCTCGGCTCTTCTGCGCCTTGTTAAACCCGACAATGTTTTCCCGTTCACTCCCTTATTGTACAAAAGAATAGCCTTTGCTATTTCCGCCTTTGTTCTGGATCCATTCTTCAATAAGTTATTAAGGCTTCCAGCTCCACAGTTAAAAGTAAAGCTAATAAGTGCTGAAAACTCATTTTCATTCCAGTGGTAAATTGGATCCCACTTCTCGACAGCTTTTTCACTCTCGGCAAGATCTTGTCTCAGATAACTTTCCGCCTGTGCCTTTGTGATTATCTGCCCAGCATATACTCCCTTTGTATGTCCATACCCTATGGTCCATACCCCAACAGGATCCTTATAAGCATTAAGCTGGCAGCCTTCAAACTCTTTAATTAGATTAAGTCCATCATCATTTATCTTCATTCGCTTCACCTCCGTACTCAGGCATACCGAATGCAATGCTGGTTAAAATGCTGACTATTCCAGCCATAGATGCTGTTGAAATGACCATAAGCCAGTTGACTTCATGCAGCATGGCTGCTGTCGTTCCAATGCCTGCCAGCGCTCCCTGAGCCACCGTTCTGATAGCACGAATAAATGCCTTTTTCCAAAACTTCTTATCTGTTATCCAGTCCTTCATTCTTTCACCTCCTTGATACTCTCCCTTAGTTCATCAATTCGCATGAATGCCGTCTTGAGGTCATTTTCAACCACTGACAGCCTTTTGTCGATGGCAATGATGGAGTTGTTAAGAACCTTGATGTCGGATCTCGTTTCGTTCGTAGTAGCGCATACTGTGTCCAGTTTAAGATTAGCCTTAATCATAGCTTCTGCTAAGTTTTCCATTTTTGCCATCTGTTCCGCTCTGTCCTTCATGTTGTCACGATGCCCATTTCGGGCATAGGTTAATATTGCGAATAATGTAGCGATACCAGATATCACCCAAGGAATATAGTTCATGCGCTCACCTCCTTAGCTGAATCTGAGAATGTAAGTTACTTTCATAGTCTTATCAGCTGTTTTGGTGACCGCTGAATCAAGGTTGTTAATCGTGGCTATGTAATCAACATCTCTGATGGTATAGTTGTTCCATACTGAATTATACTCAGTATATAAACCTATCAGTGGATTGGCTGTCGCTCCGTGAACATTCGAGCCAGCTCCGTTTGTTGGGAGTGCTGTGTGGGTTGTGATATCAATTACCTCATTGACTGTTCCTGTTTCGTTCGTAAATCTCGCTCCGTTGTAAGCGAATCTTGAAGCCGTATTCGCTAAATTGAGTATCTCGTAATTATCAGCTGGATTACTGAGGTTAACGAGATAATTACCCATGATTATATGAGTATCACTGATTCCCTTGGCTTTCGTGTTGATAGTCAGACCGAGTGAAGCTGCTGAGATTGTAGTCCATGTTCCTGTCTTACTAGCCACGTTCACATCAAGTACATATACTGTTGATGGAGTTGGTGCTGAAAAATACCCATATACATGACCATTAGCTGAGTAATTAGCATAACATTCAATTCCGCTTGATATATTCTTGAGGTCATTTGGGATTTCGATATTGAATGAATCAATCTTTCGTCTTTCGGTGGTTACATATCTGTTGTCCCTAACATCCTGAGATGTGACCGGGAATGGATACAGATTGATAGTATATGCTGTTACGTTATTAATTGACTTGATGCTGACTACCTTATTTTGATAGTATCCAAGTCTAACATCATTGTCAGGAAGAGAATAAGCTTCTGCTGAATTATAAGAATCCACATTAAACGAATTAGCCTTATATCCTAATGACTTGTTACCGATGCCCCTCATGCCCTGATACTGGTTTGTAAGACTGACACAGTTTATTGTTCCGTTTCCCTGTGATGTAGTCCAATCCCAAACCATCTTGAAGCTTCCATCCTGTTGCCAGCCGCTTTCGTTCGAGTTGTACGAACCGAGTTCTGTGGGGCTGTCATTGTTGACAACTCCAAGCGCTCCGTTTGCTGTCATTCCAACTCCCGAAGGCACTCGCACGTTTGTGGCCTGTTCTGTGAGTGCTGTATCAAGGAGCATGACTCCACCAAGTAATCTAGTGAGTATGTCTTCCCTGATATATGAGTTCAAGCCGGTTGGATTGGTCATTCCGCCCTGAGCCAAGAAGTATGTCAGGGCATTAGTAACCATATTATCATCTTCCCAATGTTCAACTTCACCAGTATGAATATTCTTTAAATCAATAAGAGTATGACCTTTAATCATTGATTTCCTCCTAAACTGTCAGCAATTCTCTGCAATAACATCTCAATATCTCTCCTGTACTTAACTTCCGTTTCTCCGTTCATGTCATTCCATACTTTATTTATTCCAAGCAATGAATTGACCTGAATTGGAGTTAATTGGTAGGTCAATGGGGTTGCTAGTTCGTAGACAAACTGTGTCGGATTGTCCGTGAACCATTGTGTAGCCGCTTCTTTCGTTGTAGCGGTTTGATCGGGCAGAACAGCAACAAGCAGTTGTCCGGAACTCGTTATGTAGCAGTTACCGGCAGCAACGTCAACGCCTGATTGTGCCTTAAATCGGCTTGAGATAAGTAACGGATTCGTTGTCTTTGCGCCGAGACCCCCTTTTACAATGGTAAAGTATAGACCGCTTGCATGGTACCGAACGGATTGCACAGATTCCGAGCCGTCAGCAACATACATCGCCATATCCACCACCAACTCACCGCTCACCACATCAAGTGTACCGCCATAGACTGTGCCAGCTTGTGACTCCCACGATACGGAGTATGTAGTGCCATCTTGTACATTTGTTGTTTGAGATACAACTATGTTCGCCTCTGTAAATCCACTGATAGGTCTTACATTCGTAGGTGATGGGTCTCCGCTTCCACTCTGAACAGCTTTTATTTCAGCGATGCATTTGCTCATCGGCTTATTCGAGCCATCGTCAAATTCCGCTATACTTCCACTTGCTTCGCCGTAAACTTTAAGGTCAGGTACTAATATATCCGTGCTTACTCCGTCAACAGCTATGCTTGCAACAGCCTTGCCTTCTGTCTGTATCTGAGTAACTTCTACATCCGAACCGCCTCCGTGTTCTCCTGCTGTTGTTCGCTCCCACTTCGATGCGTTCCAAGTGCCTGTGACATTATTTTCTTTACATTTATACATCAGTAATTCATACATTACCACATCATCTGTGTTGTACGTCTCAGTGCTGTCATAAGCCGGGGCTAATGATACCTGAGTGGAATGCATGATATCATCAATCGTGTTCATATTAGTGTTGATTGTCGCCACATCAGCGACTTCCGAATATGTCGGCTTTATTAAATTATAGTTGTCCGTATATGTTGCCATTTCTTCTCCTTTTCTTTAGCATCGTGAGTGATTCGGCATAAGACCAAACCACCCACGAAAATGAAGGAATATAAAATAAACAGTTACCTAATTCATTACCATATATGTTTATCCTTAACATCTGCCCATGATTCATCATCCTTGAGCTGTCCCCAAGTAATCTGTTCATCAATAAGTGATGTCTTGTTAACATACATGATAGCTTCGAACGTATCAACCTCAATACTATCAAGGTCAACCGCTGTGATGGTATCCTCTGCCTCAATATCATGAGGAACAATGACCTCACATTCAACTTCAGCTGTGAATGTATCAACTCCGATACTATCAAGGCTAATCGCTGAGAGGGTATCTTCAACATCAATATATCCATCCCATGTCCCGACTGCTACGAGTCCCTGTCCCCATATAGTTCCACGAGCTGATTCAATCGGAACTGTTAACGTGCCACCGTCTGAGTTAAGGAATACCTGCCACACATATAAATTATTAGGCTCAACGTCAATGACGTAGTATAGGC